ACTTTAATACTATTAATATAAATAACCTTAATGTTAATTTCAGAAGAGCGGCAGTAAACGCAGATGATATATCTAGTGATTTTATTCCTTACTCTTGAAGGAATCACGCAACGATAGAATTTTCTGTGCCTTTTTTCTACCTATACCATCTACCTCCATAAGTGCTTTCTGTGTTCTTCTACTGTGTAATATCTGTGGTATGCTACCAAATTTTTGTAGTAAATCTACTGCCATAGGTGGAGTTATACCTGCTAAGGTAGTTAGTATCGCTACCCTATCGTCTAATACAGGCTCAGCATAGGCTTTTCTAACAAAGTCCGGCAACCTATTAATTTGTGCGCCACCATCTAAAGTCATCTGTGTATGATTAACTACTAACCAATCACAAAACGAATCCATACTAGGTAGTTCCATGTACATTATATTAGGAAACCTTTGATAGAATGTAAGTTTAAATTGATTAATAACTTTTTGCATTTTTGTCATCTCAATTGCCATTTTCTGTGCCGTAGGTCTGCCATGTACGTAGGGTTTTAATTTGGTGTTGTAAACCACAAGGAATGGCTTATCAAAGTTTTCTTCTAAGTCTCTCAATTGGTCTAAGATAGTTCTAGTTCTACCTATACCTAGAATACTTCTATACAAATCGTTAATCTCCTTAGCCTCTACACCCCATTGGCCTATCACATAGTCTGCTGACTTCAATCGTTTAATCTTAGCCCTACCATCGGGAGATTTGGAAAAGTCACCCATTCTCATTAAAAGTTTTTGTTTAACTTTTTCATTCTCTCTATCGTCTATGATTAACACAAAACGTGGTAAGTATAGAGCCTATTTAAAAGGTACATTACTCTTTATACTTATTTAATAGAAGAAGTTGTAAGTTTCTTTCATGATTAAAGTTTTTTAACACTTCTTTATGTGTGTAGTTTGCTATGCACTTTTTCATTGTTAATCTCTCCTTGTTCCGTCATCTTTCCAACACGGGCCAGTACATAAATTTCTTGCTTGTAACCAAGAGCAAGATGCAGTATTATCATAATCTAATATACTGTTTATATGAAATCTAGTAGTCTGTTGGTTGTAATCTCTCCAACCTAAAGTAGAATAAAACTCTGCTATCTCATCACCTATCTTCTTCTTCTCATCGTAATTTAAAGTAGACGGTGGTGAAAACCAACGTAGGCTCTCTGCTAAGTGTTGTGTCAAGGCTAGTCTTACATCATGCTTAGGGTTTTCTACCCTCATAGCCTTGTCTAAACAAGGAGGAATGGGTACTTGTGACATACTACCTATCTCACCATCAAAGGCTTGTAGTATAGGCATCTGTACAGGAGGATTTTCTGCTATCCATTTCACAATATTAAAAGAAGAGTGTCTATTCTCTCCTCGGAATGGGTCGTTCTTAAGAAGGCTACTGTCCGGCTTCTTTGGGATAACATATTCTTGATGGTTATACATAAATTCTTTAACGTCTATATTAACTGCCCACTTTTTACGTGTGACATTATATGTGTCGGGAACTCTAGTAAGTTTTAATGGATTACCTACACCATCTAGTGTTTTTAATCCTCTACCTACCTTTCTCTCATACCTATCAACGTGTTTTGCTATTGCAGTACCCTTGACAGGCTTCTCAAATATTTGATGTACATGAAAGCCTCTACCTGTAGCCACTACTCTTATATCTCCCTCTATTTTAGAGAGTAAAGTATTAACATCATCTTTAACGGTTATAATATCATGCTCTTCCGTAGTGTCAAAATCCCACCACGCTCTATCAATAACTACTGAATCTGTATCGTATTTCCACGCTCTAGTAGGATGTTTTCTCTCAAAAGAATACAAAGATGTATATATAGAAGCCTTACCGTTGATACGTTTAACATAATCGTCAAACACTTTTCTGCTATCACATTGACGACGGCGAAGCCCTATCTCTCTTGGAAAATTAAGAAGCATAGTATCATCCTTCTGTTATATCTGCTACTTCTTGTTGATGACCGCAAGAACAACCACCTATGACTATAACTCTAGGTTTATGACCTGTTTGAGCATTTACTTGAACCATTTCTTCAAAGCCTTCCCAATCATTTTCTTCTCCACAAGATTTACACATAGCGGTTACATTCATTGTGAATCACCCTCTTCATCTAATCCTATTGCTTCCATTAACTGTTTGAAATTTTTACATTTTACCATATTATCACAACCATTTCTCAATACTACCCGTCATTTCGGACTCACAATTTAAGTGAAAGTCACACCACATCGGGCAGAAAAATTCATTCCACACCATAGGGTAGTCTTGGAGTGTAAGTGATTCAATAGTATCATATAAAGATGCCTCAAAGGAATTAATAGAGCGAGTAGTTATAGGCTCTAATAAAGCAAAGCCGCTAGTCTCACCTACCCACATTGTCTTGCCTCTTTTCTTATACTCGTCAAGAAGTTTATCCCCTTCTTTAATTTCATAATCGGGAGTAAGGTATAGGAAGTGTGTTATTTCATCATACCCCAATAGTTTTAATAACCTAGCATAATATACTAATTCTTTTCTAGTTCTTGCTAGTTTACCCATGTTCATATTACCTGTCTTTAATTCTACTAGGATTAAACCACCACTAGGGTGTCTAATAACCCCATCAATCATACCTACCCATATCACAGGAGTCTTACCACTAGGTAAATCTAATTCTTCATACACTTGATGCTTTACTTCCGCTTCTATAACCTCTAAAGAACCTAAGTCTGTAGCAATAGTATGTAATAAATTACCTAAAGCAGTAGCACCTTCATCATCTTCGTAGCCTTCTGCTAGAAGAAACCTCTCCATATCTTCCGGCTCACCGAGTATACCTGTTTCCATAGCACTATGAATAATAGTACCACGTATCATAGCCTCGTTAGGTGGGGGAGAAGGTACGTCTGCTACATATCTCCAATAAAATTGTCTAGGGCACATTTTATATGTCATATAAGATGACTTAGAAACTCTTAATATTTCTCCCGCAGGTTTATAAGAGGATTTACTAATCTGTTCCTTACTTGCTTGAGTCATTATTCCTCTTCCCCACTATCCCATTCGTCTATAGTGGTTTGGTTTTTATCTAAAAGAGTACCACAAGACGGACAATTTTTATCAATAGGTACGGCTTTAAGAAGAGGACTTAGAATTTTTTGGTCACAAGAAGGACAATGATGTTCTTTAATACTATCACTCTCTTTTAAAATACCGAATACTAGAGAGTTTAATCTACCTATATCGCCTGTCATAGCATTAATTAATTGATTAATGACTCCTCTCATTTCATGTATATCTTTTTGTAATTGTTTAACAGTAGGTTTACCACTACTACCTCTACTTCGGCTCATAAAACTACAGGTAACTTCTTAGGTTATAAACTTATAGCCAAGAGACATTACCTAAGCCTCTCATAGCGTTAATTAAAGGTTGTGTAGACCAACCCATCAATTCATAATAGGGAGTTACTTTCTTAACTACGAATCTTTCGCATAGAATCCTGTAACCTATATTTACTATACCCGTTATATCTTCCGGTTCATCGAAGGCTATATATTTACCTCTATCATCAAGAGTAACCTTAAAGAATGACCCACTATGATAACCCTTACCCAAGTTCTCATTAGCCCATGCCGCACCCGCACTAGGGCCGGACAAAACTTTGTAGTCGCTAAGGTTCTTATCTAGTTTACCCTTCATACATAATTCAGTTACATCTATACTACCATTTACTATACTGTCTATAATTGGTGTAAGTATATTATTGACTGTAGTTTCCTGTTCACCATTTAATATCATCTGTATAGTATTACCCATAACTTCCTTCATAATAGGAGGCATCCTAGCCTGTTTCATTTCTATACCCTTGATATACATTTTAGGTTCGTGAAACTCTCCATCACTCCATGTTACATTTCCAGCATATCTATTCTTAGCCATCAATACCATAGAGGAACACCACTTCTCAAACTCTGTTTCTATAGGACTCATTTCCTTGTTGATAGAGGCTATCAAATCTACTCCTGCCTGTGGATTATCTATTACACAAAAGATACTGTCTGTGTGGCCGTACAACACCTTAGAACCTGCTTGCTCGGCACACTCTTTGAGCCTACCTAGAGTAGCCCTAGATGTATGAGTAATAGCAGACGCTACTTCGGGATGATACAGACCGTACTTAGCATCTCCGGCCACACCATACATAGATGCGACAAGAGATTTACAAGCGAACTGCATTGTATCCCACTTATCTAAATTACTAGGGTCTGATTTCATTAACTTCTTAAATCTATTCCTAGTCTCCGTCATGTAATCCATCTGTCTAACTAGAATACCTTTGTCGCCTTGTGAAAATCTAGTACCGTTACCACAATCATTTCCTTTAGGGTCTAAAGTATCCCAAGAAATATTATATAGAGAAGCGTTACTGTGATACATGGCTTTTATATCTAAGATACCCACGTTCTGATAAACTGCCGGCTCTACTTCCATAACTTCTGCTCCGGTGTAAGGTTCGTACTCAAATTGTGGGTTAGTAGGTATTCTTACATTTGTTTTGGGGTCTTTTAATACTAGACTAGAAAACATCTTAGTAATAAAAGGAGTAGAACGAATATCGCATTGTACTAGATGTTGTAGAGCAGTATAATATCCAATAGCATTTACTTTAGAGTCTAATTTAGGTAAGAGTCTTACGTCTTGCCTAGCATAATGTAGATACAACGGAGGGTCAGTCAAATATGTGTCGTGACCATCGGGAAGTTCTATTTTCTTTTCTCCTAGCGCTTCCCAAGCAACATCATCTAATTTATATGAAGGTAATTTACCATGTTTTAGTTCCCATAGTTTAGAGAATCCAATCATCAAATCTATACAAACTCTACCCACTATTGGTTGTTCCCAGTCTCTATAATTATAATTGATTCTCCTGTAAGGACTCATCAAAGCAGGATTTAAACCACACGCTCTACTTCTCTCTATTATAGTCTTTATATCAGCGCCTACTACGTACCATCCAGTAATAATATCGGGGTCTTGTTTGTTCATGTAACCTAAGAAATGCTCTAGCATATCTGTCTCATTAGCAAATCCCATAGCCGGTGTCTCATAAGTATAATCCCCATATTTATTAAACATAGTAGTCTCGGTTAAGTTTTTATCTACAAACCATACATACTCTTTGTCTGTAAAAGAATCATTCACTACTATAATCCTCATCTTATTAGTAGCAGGACTCCATTCGCAATCAAGATACCAAACCCTATGCTTGTAATGTTTGTATGGTTCGTGACCATTATTAATCCTATCAGATAAAACTCTATTAACATACGGTATGTTTGCTTCCCATGTAGGTATGTGTGGGTTTTGATTTTTAAAATCATATACAAATCTAGGGTCTGATACTAAAATCTTAGTCAAGTCTTCTCCGTACACTCCTTTGTACCCACTCTCCTTACTAGATGCTGATATTCCTATCGCATCTTTATCTTCTATAAAAAAATAAGGGTTATAGTTAGTTAGTTTATCAGTCTTACGAACACCTTGCTCATCTCTATAGCGCACATTAACTGTACGGCCTCGACCTTGAGTAACTATCACGCCTATTCCTCTTGAGCATTCGTAATTCTTTTGTGTACTCTTGTAGGAATCTCTAACTTTACTAACCATTGGTTTATGGCAGTAGGTGTAATACTAAACTCCTTACCTATGTCTTGCATAGACCTACCTTGTACCACATAAGCATCATGTAACCATAGTGGGTCACGGTATTTCTTAGGCTTATCTTTTTCTGTTAAAGTAATATTAACAATATATTTATCGCTTTGCGATATGGCATCACCATCTATACCTAGATTAATCATACCTCTTAGATTTTCTACTACGTCTGCTATTAATTCTTCATCATACATTTCTTCTGTATCCATCATTTTATTCACCTATTATACTTGCTTGGAAGACAAAATCTTCCGACCCTAACTCTATCAACATTTTAATTCCCTGTTCGGGGAACTTATAAAAGTTGAGTTTGATAGAACCATTAAGATTACTGAAAAGATTATCAAGACCACCCTCAAAGGTAGCCTCCCAATCATGAAGGATGGAATCTGTGCTTAAAGAATAAAGAGTTTGACCTTTAAGTTCTTTACCTGTTTGTATAGAAAACCCATTGGAGTTAGCAATAAAACTATAACGGTTAATTTTCTGACCATTCATTGAATCACAACGTAAAGCCTCAAACAAATGTATAGCGTCTATAGTATGTTGGAAGAACGGTGCAATTTTCTCACCTGTGTTTGTTACATAATGATAAACACCATCCTGCACAACAAAAGAACGTGCTATCTCCAAAGATTTAGTAGTCCATTCCATAAGTGTAGCAGGGTTGTGAGGATAAGCAGTAGCCTTACTAGACCCTGTTATAGTAGTCTGCTTACTCTTAGACTTAACTTTAACTTTATCACCTACCCAAGATAAAGACAATGGGCCACCGTGATACTTTAATACCCCTAAGAAATCTTTAATATTAGTGATAGGTATTTCTTTATCACCTAACTTACAAGTAGCGGAACAAGAAAAACTGTTCAAAGAAGTTACTCCATCCTTAACTAAGGAGACAACCTTCACTTTATTATCTGTGGGTATAAGAAGACATGAATGTACTTGGTCTTGTTGTTTACCCGCTATAGTTTGTGGTCTTCTGACCTTCTCTAATAGAATTCTAAGAGTATCACCATCAATTGTTATCATTCTTAGCACCTTCTGATAGGAAAGGTAAACCATGCCACTCTACTTTAGCATTCTTAACGCTTAGAATAGTGTGTGTACTACCTACGTGTTCCATATTGCTACCTTTCATCTCTTCTATTGTAGCCTTAACTGCCCACTCACCATCTGCTAGGGATTTGTCACCCTTAACTCCGGCGGCCATGTCAGCCTTCTTCATGTATCTTGATAGGAATATCTGTTGAGAGAACCTACGCATAGTTCCTTTTTCCCAATCCGGTCTTTCACCAACAACCATAAGAACTTTTTTACCTGTTCCGTCATCCATATATTGTTGTACTGCCTTCAAGTGGAAGGTGTTGAATATCTTAG